TTGATTTAAGAATGTATTATCAAAAAGTGTAAAATGATTGGCAAGTATTTTCTCGCCGTCAGCCTTATCGATATAATCAACTTTAAGCCAATGCTTCGGATGGTCCGGGTTAGTATCGCATATAATACGCGCACCGTACCCCGAGCAACGTTTTAAAATTTCGTCAAATACCTCTTTATTCGCCAGCGTCGCCTCGTTGACATAAGCCCCGAAGGCTGTCATACCACGGATAGCTTTCAAGCCCGCTATCGAGCCCGTGAACGTCGTCACGACATACACCCCGAAAAGCGTAAAATTGCCGTGCCTATCAAAACGGAATTCGTGTCCGTAAGTGTCTGTTATCTCGCGTAAGATATTCGTTTGCAACGTCCCAGACGATACCGCTCCTAAGATATACATCGGAGTTTGAACCCCGACTTTTGCAGCGTTCTTTTTAACGCGCTTTAATTCCATTAAAAATAGATCGTTGTCGAGCTTGGTCTTACCAGCACGAACCGCCCCGTGGTTTATCATCATATACCAATCACGGGCAAGAGAACGCCTCAAGATTTTAATTTGTTTATCCGTGTAAAGTCGGTCAAGTGCCATCTTGAATCACCCCTTCCAGCTTCTCGAAATAATCGGCCATGATATCCTCAGAAGCAACCCCGCCTTCAAGCTGCTGCTCGCGTTTCTTGTTTTCGAGTTGCATTGCCTTAATGCGTTCCTTTTGCTCTTTCTTGTCAAGGCTGTCTTTCGTGCCCTCGTTGCCGTTCATCTTCGCCAATAGCTCAATCGCTCGCATATCACCTTTTAAGGCTTTTTGCAAAAGAACCGTCACGACTGCCGTCTGGTTTGTAGCGCTCAAGCCCTTTTCTTCGAGTGTTTCTTTAAGTTGCGGACTGAAGACGTCCATTGCTAAAATCTCGTTGACTTTCTTTTTTAAGTCTGCTTTTTCCCTTCGAGCTTTTCCGGAGGCGATACCGCCTTTTCTTTGAATCTCTCTTTGCTCGTCCTTTGTTCGCTCGTTAAGTGGAATCAAGTTTTCGTTCGACATCGCCTCCCCTCCTTACTGTTTTATTTTTCTACTCGTACTTATACCAGTCAAAATTTTCTTTTTTCATTTTCTCGTATAGACGGGGATTTTGATTTTTCGAGTAATCTTTTATAATCGCCTTTACTTCCCCTTTTGTTTTTTTTATCTAAATTTTTATAGCCTTTTTTCGTTGCATATTTAGCGATGACAAATTCTTCATTTAACCCAAACGTCGAACCAAGTTTTGCAGCGTTCTTTTGAAACATTGTCAAAAAACCTTTCGCGCCTCTCGGAACGTTCTTTAATTTATATTCTCTATCACCGAATTTTTTTATTTCGTCTATCCTATTGAATAGAAAAGACTTCGTTTGTTCTTGTTGTTTTGCTTCTGCTTGTATTGCTTCAGCTTTTACGCCTCCGCCACCGGATTTTTTAACTTTTCCGGAGCTTGCACCTCTACCGCCCATTTTTTACCTCGCTGTTATTCTTTGAGCATTCATAAAAGCACTATTCAACCTATCTAGTCTTGCGTTATGGTGTTCGTTAAAATGTTTCCCCCATCGCTTCTTTATTTTTCCGCTTTGTATCTGAATTGCGCTCTTATTATTCGTTTTAAAATCTTTAAAATATGTTTCTTTTCTCCAACGACTCGCTCTCGTTATATGACTTTCGCCTTGCGTTCGAGTAATTCGTTTATCAGACTTATCATAATTTATAGTTCTATTTGAACCGACTCTATTCCATTGCTCACGTTTTTCTTTATAGCTGCTAAACAACTTCTTTTTCAACTTAATTTGCAAAGGCGATAACTTCTTTTCTGCAGATTGCGGAAATGTTTCGTTATTGCTAACAATACCGCCCCCACCTTTTTTTACTTTTTTGCCTTTACCACTAGAGCTTTTCGCTCCCCTTCCTCCCATAGCTTTTCATCCTTTCTGTCGTTGCATTTTCAAAATAATGCACCTCGATATCTCCATAATCATATTCAACCTTACCGCCATAAACCAATAAACTTTTTGGTTTCAGCAGCTCGATCATGACGTCCATCCCGTCTTTCCATATTTCAAATTGTTCTTCATTTTGTTTAACCCCGATTGTACTAATCGCAAGTGTAGCACCCTCCGGCAATCCGTCAAAACAAAACGAAAAGCTGTCCGAATATCCCCACGATACAGTAGGAATCACGGTATAGCCGTAACCTTGCATAACTTGACCGATTAACCTCGAGCGATAAACGTTCCATACTTGCATAGCGACCGGCATATCGATATATAAGCTAAAATCCGGCGTTAGTACGCAATCGAATTTACTTAATTTCTCAATATAAAATTCCGGACGTTGCCAGATTCTCTCAAATTGATAATCGTCAAGGAAGAAATGAACTCCCGCTTCATAATCGGGCTTGTTTAAAACGTAATTAAACCCTTGTAACTTTTTAGGGATGTGGTCCACCGGTTCAAGGATAGGCATTTCAAAACGTCCTTCAGTTTTTCCGGGCTCGAATAAATCGAGATTGTACTGATTGATTGTTGTTTCTCTATGAAATTCCCCTTCGTCTTCTTCTTTTGGTGTATCATCCGAAAAACCGAGGTCCACTTCCGAAAACTCGAACCCGTATTCGCTCATATCAACCGTGAAGATATCTTCCAATTCCGCGTTTAATAAATCAGCGTCGAATCCCGTATCGATAACCAGCTTATTATGCACCAAGATATAAGCCTTCTTTTGTTCTTCAGACAAATGAGATAAACGAATAGCTTCCGCTTCATCATATCCGAGCTGCTTTAAGGCTTTCAATCTTCCGTGTCCTTCAATTAAGACGTTATTTTCATCTATTGCGATAGGATCGTTATTCCCGAATTCGAGTATTGATTTTTTTATTTTTTCAATTTGTTCTTGCGGGTGTAATTTCGCGTTATTTTCGTATTCCACCACGTCAGCAATATTTATTGTTTCAATTTTCATATAAGCACCAAAAAACAGCCCCGGAAGGGCTGTCGAGTAGAATGGAAAGGTTGACAAGGAAAGCTCATGAAAAACCTTGTCGAAGCGGACGGGCGGAATCGAACCGCCTGAAAATATAAATTAAAAAAATAAAATTAAATCAACGGAGATATGCAACTACTTTTCTGTTTGGTAAAAAACGATTAAATATAAAGGAATCCATTAAACCTTTCGCCCGCGTAAGAAGCGTATCAATACGCTTCAAAAAGTTCTTTTCGCTTTTCTCCTGATAATACAATTTTATCACCTTTTTTCGTGCATTTTTCCCAACTTTTAGCGACTTTTTAAAAAAATACTTGTATATTTCTTTTCTAGTCCTTCAAAAAAAGGCTTGATAATATGGCGATAGACCGAATTTTTCGACATAAAGAGCTCAAGCGCCACTCCTTCAACGTTCTTTGAGCGTGTCACATAAAGAGCCTTGATTGCTTCCCAATTTGTAACCCCGCACTCCGCCTTGTATTCTTCAATCGCTTGTGCCAGCGTATAGAGTCGAATCAATTCCGGATCATTTTCTTTCATGATAACATTTTTCAAGGCTTCGGGAGTATTCTTTGCGGTCTTACTTTTGATATACCAGTTTTCATCAAAATTTTGATACGGGAAAGTAATTTCTTCGATACGTTCTTTTATTTCTTTATCGAAGGGATAGCGTCTAAGCGCGTCTATTAAATATCCGTATCGTGTTTCAATTCTCAAACTTCCCACCTTTCTAGCCTGATAGCTTTTTAAAATTCTTTTTGATAGATATCGAAGACGCCTTTCTTTTGTGATTCTCTATAAGCAATCGCTTCTTCTTTCGTTTGAAATTCGACTTCTTCAAACGGTGACGTTCGATTATATTCCATCCTTGTAGTCTTCAAATATTTTCTCACAATCCAAACTTTCAAAATTTCACCTCGTCCCCGATTTTAATTTTTTGATATTTTTGTTCATTCACCACGAAAAAATTATCATTTATTGTTATCGTGTATAAGCTGCCTATTTTTTTCTTGTCGCTTACAATCCCTTTTATTTCTGATCCTTGATTGTCTGCATGATAGACTAGCAAGGGCTTCTGTGCTTCACGTTGCATGAATAGCAAGCAAGTTGTAAGCAAGGCATATCCGATTAAGAATCGTTTCATTCCTTTAGCTCCAAATTCAAAATTTTTATAGTTTCTTCATAACTCAAATTGACTTTGAATTTTTGTTCCTCATATCCTGCGAAAAGTTTAAAAAATCTAATAAAAATGGTAGTTGTATTGTCATGATTTTTGACAACCGTGTATACATTCCTGAGCAAATCTTTTCTGATGGCTATATTTGGAAAGACCACCATCTCTTGATTTTCTTCTTTAGTTGTTTCTTTTGCTTTCATAGCTCCTGAATACGGATATTTTTTAGGCTTCATTCTTCCACCTCCTCTTTTGATTTAAACGCAATCTTTAAGTAAAAGTCTTGTTCGGGTATCTCTAGTATCGCTGTATCGCTTTTACCACCAGACTCAACGATAATTTTTCCGACTTCCAAAATTAAGTCTCCAATTGTGCTATTTAGCGTAAGGCTCATCCTTCCACCTCCTCGATTTCAATCCCCTCACAATCAAACACCCAGCCAAAACCAGCTTCTTCTAATTGTTTTCGGGTGAATTTAGTTCTAAACGGATACCACTCACCGCACCAAAATATTTTTTCATCTTTTTCGCACAATATCTGAGCATGGTTTTTGTGATTTCTAGCTCTTGGCATAAAGATACGATACCGCTTCTCTTTCTCGACCTCGTATCCGTCAAGTATAGCTTTTATTAATCTTTTTCTGTTTTCAAGTTCCCTAAATCCTTCGCTCAGGTCTTTTAATTCTATGTCATTGTTATCTTTTAAATAATAACCATAGCCGACTCTTGAAACATGGTATAAAGCTGTTGTAACATCACTTTCACAATTAAAATCAAACGTTTCAAGGAATTTCGCTTCTTCTTCAGATACTTTCACTTTCTGCGGTTCGTCTAGTTGTCGCAAATCTTTCAAAACTTCTAAGGTGTCTACCCTTCTAAAACAAGCATGGCTCATGTATTCGTATTTTCCAATCAATTCTTTAACGTTCATCTTCCTGTCCCTCATAATATTTTTCTACCAATTCATTCAACCAACTCCAAGCGTCAGTTTCTTCACTGATTGGCTCAACATCCCTTTCTTGCAACCAAGCGGAGAAATTAACCACGTTATCAATATAGATTGTGAAATAATCACCCCAACTCCACCAAGTTAGGTCAATCTCTGTTTCTGTTCCGTTTTCATCTTCAACTGTGATTGAACCATTTTCAACCCAAGCAGTACCAAAACATAGGTCACAAGTCCCCGTTTGTTCTTCTTGAAAATCTGAGTTGTATTCTGTTACTTTATACTTCATGCTGTCACTTCCTTCAATTCAACCATCGGGTTATCCAGTAACCATTCGAGATTTTTCGCTTTAATTTCATCGATTGTAAACGTCTGTTTAAACTCGACCGTGTAACGCGTTTCATCTTCAATCTCTATGATATATGTCCCCCGTGCCTTCTTTTTATTTTTCGTTGTAGCAATCAGGCTTCTTAACGTCCGAACTTTCGCCCCGGTCTGATCCGCGATTTCTTGCAAAGTCCCGACTGCTGCTAGCTGGTCTTTTCTGTAATATGCAAAAGTACGGACTTTCATCGGTGAGCCCAGCAATTCAACGTCTGTCACCCCGAAGAAATCGCAAAGAGTTTCAATTCCGAATTGACTCGGCAAGCGATTGCCATTAAACCATGAAACAACTGTATTGTAAGCCCACCCGAGCTGGTCTGCTAAATCTGTTTTTGCAAGCCCTCGTTCATCTGTAAATTTTTTCAGATTTTCCCGTAAGCGTTTCTTCTGCTCATTGTCATATTTCACATATTCCATCTTTGAATCCTTTCCATTCGGAAATGCAGATATTATATTCTTTGCCATTAAATCTGACTAAATGATTAACGGATATTATTTCATTTCTGTTTTCCAATGATTTTATGGCGTTCAAACATTTTTCGCCGATTTCAATCCGCTTTTCATGTTCGCTATCTTTTTGCCCTTCCATTTCTTCCAAAATTTCAAAATAAGTTTTTTCTTTCATGTTTTCGCTCCTTCAGCTTGATTTTCTAACCATTCAAACAAGAGCCCGAATTGCTGCACGACTAGATCATTATCATTGTACTTTTTACAAATTTCAGCAATCGAGCACGCCACCCAATGCCAATACTGGTCAGAACCGAAGCCGGCTAGTTGTGCCATCTGGTTACTTCTAGCCATCCATTCCGGAACTTCCACGCTAAAGAAATGTATATAATTCATCGTTCCATTCCTCCACTCTGACATATATCCCGACGATCTTCGCCCAGAACTTTTCAGAAATTTCACTAGCCACTTGAGCGTCGTCGTTCCAATAGCCGACTGTCGTCATGCAATCTTTAAACAATTTTTGTAAATTATCTGTGTCTGGTTTCGTCGTTTTATATTGTCCGTCGTATGTACCCTTTACCATCGGGAAGCACCACTTGACGGTCAGACGAACTGCGCTTTGTATTTTATCCGGGGGAACGTGTCGCGATAGAAGACTTTCAAATTTTGCTCTTGCGTTTTGCAGCTCCACCGGTTCATAAAATACCGGTTTGCCATTTCGGACATTTACTTTTTTTTGCTGGTGAGTTGTCGTCGGAATTTTTTCCATCGGTAAAAAGAATTCAATCATATTATTCGTCCTCGTAAAATACAAATATCATGACGTCTTCACCTAAAGTTTTGATCTCGGTATTAACCCAAACTTTTTTCTCTTTTTCTAGCCACTCTAAAAAAAGATTGACTTCCGTTTCAAATTGTGAGAAGAATCTCACGTTCGACTTAAAAAATTTTACTTTCATCTTCCATCCTCATTTCTATAATCGATTCCGGTCCATTTTCCGGTTTCTGAATCGTAAACGATATAGCCGGCTGATCTTAATTGATCTCTTAACCAAGCTAAAAGTAATGGTTGATTAGAAATCCATTTCAAAACTTCGGAATCTGAATACCGAAATTCTTTGCCGGGTAATTTATGATACAGTGGAGGCATTCGTTTTCCAATTTCAAGTTTTTTTGATATAACTTTTTTTCTCATTTCTTACCTTTTCTTTTTAGTTTTTTATTTTAGCTTTTCCATACGCGCTTTTGTCAAAGATGAGATAAAGGATAAAGGGGCGGAGCTTGAGCCCCTTTTCCTTTTCTCTTTGACTTCACTTCGGAAAAGTTCTACCTTACCTTTTCTAAAGGTATTGCTGTATTTTTCCGGAAAAATACTAGACTTTTTCCTATTTTTCCAATTTCGGAAAGAAAAGAAAAATACTGGACTTTTTCCAAAACTGGAAAAGAAAAATACTGTATTTTTCCTAAGAATTCTTCTAGTATTTTTCCTATTTTTCCTTTTCTTTTATAGGAAAAACGATACCTTTTTTGATATCAAAACCGTCATGCTCACGGATATAATTCTCGACTGATTTTGTCGATTTTAGTCCTAAATATTCTTTTAGTTCGTTCACGGTTACGGGTGAAGAACCGTCAAAAAGTGCCGAGTAAGCCGTTTCTAATTTCTCATTTCGTTCTTTCTGATTTTGTTCTTTTGACTTCCGTCCCTCTTGTCCTTTTTGCCACATAGGCTTATCACCGTCAAGTTGGATATCTGCAAGAATTCCCGAATCGTCTAAGAAATGCACCGGATAAGAGAACCACATATTCACCGGTTTAAACTTCGCGAATTCTCGAAGCGTACCTTCAACGCGCCACGCTGTCGATATTTCAATCGCTCGACGTGTGTCATTGATTTTATCGACATATGGAGCACGTTCTAGCACGTCTGGAATTCCTTTTTCAAAGTGTGCTCTCATGCTGCTAGCGTTATATAAATCATCAAGACTGACATATTGTTGATAATATGTATTATTTTTTTCTTGCAAGGCTTCTTTGTAAATTCTGCAAGCCGTATGATTGATCCGTTGCGTGTATAATTCTTCTGTGACTTCTAATTCTACTAAGTCAATTAAAGCGTCAGGATCTCGAGCAAACACTCCCGAACCACTAGCACGGTCCATTGATTTTTTACCACTCTGCGAACCTTTTGAGTGGTGATGGCAATATATCACTGAGCACCCGAGCTCTGTCGCTACTTTGTCGAACTGATTGGTGAAGTGCGCCATCTGGTCCGCGCTGTTTTCGTCACCCGTCAAGACTTTATAAATTGGATCAATGATAACCGCGATATAATTCTTTTTAAGTGAACGACGAATTAATTTTGGCGCTAGCTTATCCATCGGTACTGTCTTACCGCGGAGATTCCAGATATCGATATTTTGTAGGTTGTTCGCTTGCAATCCCATAGCCTCGTAAACGTCTCGGAATCTATGAAGACATGAAGCGCGATCTAATTCAAGATTGACATATAAAACTTTTCCTTGCGTGCAATTCCAATTCAGCCATTTTCGACCTTCAGCAATCGCGATTGACATTTCAATCAAGCTAAACGACTTCCCGGCTTTAGACGGTCCAGCTATCAGCATTTTATGGCCTTGTCTAAGGACTCCTTTAATCAATTCAGGGGCAAGCTCTGGAAGATTGTCCCAGCTATCCACCAACCCTTCCGGATCAGGTAAGTCGTCGTTTAAGTCTTCGATATACTGATACCATTCTTCCCAATTTCTTTTTCCGATATTGGTATCGACAAGGAATTGTTTTTGTCCGTTTCGCTCGAATCCAGGCATACGGGACAAGCGCGACGGATTGCGATTTTGCGTATCGACTGATATCCCGTTTTTTTGACATATCTTATATAAGTAGTCAACGCGTTTTCGGTATTCGTCATAGCTTCCAGCGTCCACCTTTACGATAGCGTGTAAGGACTTGTTTCCACTATACACAAGAGCAGCGATAGGAAGTTCAAGTTCCTTATAGATAGCGTTTTGTTTTTCTACGCTCATACTATCCGATTCAACAAGGGCATATCGGTAGTCGGTTACGTTTTCGTTTTTTGCCCCCTTACCATCAAGCGGATTGAAACGAATCCACGCGCCGGCTTCTTGGTGATAATCTCCGAGGACTGCCCCAATATCACCGTTACATTTACTAAGGGCTTCAATTAACTGTCCGGCTGTCCGATCATACGCTCCTTTTGCCGGAAGCCATTTTTCAATTTCGCCCGTTTCGTCGTTTACTTTTGGATAGCTTTCTGTGACGTATCCGACATTCTCGGACGATTCAAACAAGGCCTCGAGGTATCGGATAATTTCTTGGA